ATCCCGTAAAGCCAGCGCAACAATTCGCAATATTGCACCGACTACCATGGCACGCGGCGCTTTGGCAACACGGATCAACAATTCTTCATAATTGGCCGCCTACCATGCAATGGGTCATTCTGGCAAGATGCGCCAGAAATTCTTTACAATTCGCCGCCTACCATGGCAGGGCTCCCCTTGGCAATCCACCATAGAAATTCTTTACAATTGGCCGCCTACCATGAGAGAGGTCGAGTCTCGCGAGTCTCGCAACAATTCTTTACAACGGTTTTCCGATCGGGATTGCGCTGTAGCCTGCGATACAACGGTTCGGCGATCGGAATTAAGGTGTATCGGGCGATACAACGGTTCTCCGATCGGGATTGTGGGTTAAAGCTTAATGAACAACGCTATCGGCATATGCGCATATGCGCATAAAACACTATGCGTACAACAGCATAAAACGGTATGCGGATACAAGCATAAAACACTATGCGCTTTGCCGCATAAAACGGTATGCGTACAGGAGCATAAAACGGTATCGTTATATGCGCATAAAACACTATCGCTATATGCGCATAAAAGCATAAAACGGTAGTGTTATAAGATTACAAAACGGTACTATGATATAGCAAAAGCATAATACAATCGCAGCCAGTTCCTAAATACAATCGTGGCCAGTTCCAATTTTTTACTATACCGAACCAGCTAGTTCCAAATTTTTACTATACAAAGCCAGCCATGCTCAGTGCACGACTGGCTTTTACTTTCAGCTTACCAAAGGCTTCGTGCCGTGCCAGCCGTCTCCGTTCCTTGCAGCCTCACAAGCCGCCTCCTGGCTCCCGTAAGGCCCTCCCACTCGATCACCGTCATCCTCGTACCAATACCAGCCTTCAACAAGCTCAGTGCCTTTGCAGCAGTCTTCAGGAAAGAAATCAACGAGAATCATAATAAAAACAAACAAAGAAGAAAAAGAACAAACAACCATGACAGGGGAACGGCAAACACTTCTGTACCATCGGCCCAGTGACCATAAAGTTTATAGACGGACAGCAATGCCCACAGCTCCCTGATGAAGTCGGTCATATCGAAAGCACAAGGAGAAGAAAAACAAGCAGCCAGGACAATGGCAGGGCAAACGCTTCTTTCCCATCGGCCGTATAACCTCGAAATTTATATGCAGATAACAATGTCCATAGCTCTTTGACAAAGTTAGACATCACCAGCCTCCATCATTGATAAGGGTCCATTCAGGCTCATAATGGTCCAGCCAGTTCATTTGATCAACCTCTCGCTTTGGCCATTCGGAGCGTGCCATTTCGATGATGGCTTCACACAAGCCAGGCCGATAGGCTTCTGGCTCGTTGCGAGTGGCATCATCCACGATGGCATCTTCAACAATTGCATGTACCTTGATGCTTTCCAGCTCTTCATCGTACATCCACCATTCAATAGAAAGAACTGTCACTTGAGAAGCCCCAGGATAGTTGCGAAATGCTTTGGTGACCGTCCAGGCTCGCGCTTGAGCACGTAGCAGGCACTGGGCCATTCCCAGCTTCCTTCACCGTCAGGCTCCGGTTCTGTGTCATTCTCCCATATGCCTTTGCAAACGTCACCATGAAACACACCAATTAGATCTTCCCCATCGTCCATTGCAAGCCGACAATGGAAAAGAATGTCCTTGGTTGAAGCTGCCTGATATTTCATCACAGTTGGAGGAAAGTACGGGCCGTTAGCTTTGTAAGTGCGAACAGTGGTGAGAGTCATGATTTAGAAGACAAATAACAGAATAACAAGGGGCCTTGGCAGGCCCCAGGAACGATCAGGCAGCGTTAGCCTCCCATTGACGCTCCAGCCATTCGCAACGCTCCTCAGGGCTGTCGAAGATGGCGAGAGGCTCAGTGCTGAGAGGCTTGCTAGCCCAAAACTTGCTGGCCATGATCTGGCGCGATTCGGAACAGCGCAAGTCAGTGGTGTAGAGATGGTGCCCCATATGAGCAGCCACCAAGCTTGTGCGGCGCTCGACACCAGGATAGGAGCTGTCGTACCACCACTGGCCCTGAGTGGAACGGAAGGAATCGGAATCGAAGGAGAATGCTTGCATGGTTTTGAAGGGAGTGGTGGAAGCTCTCGCTCCCGGTGAAACAACAATGCAGACAGGAGGGACCGTTGCCGGCCCCTTGTCACAAAACTCAACTCCCGATGTAACGCTTGCCATCTTCGGCCACCCAGTCAATGGCACTCCTGGAGCCGATGGGCGCCCAGTAGCGTCGGATGACCGTATGGTGCGGCTTGTTCCGATCGTCCAAGCTAGAAGCCAGTGGGCAGGCAAGAGCATCAGAGAAAGCTCCGCTGTAGAAGCCTTCGCCCCTGTGATGCGTTCCGATTGGCAGGCCCATGCAGATCATGATTTTTAAAGGGGTGGTGGACCTCTCGGCCCGTTAAAAGAACAATAGTCTCAGCAGGGACCGTTGCCGGTCCCTCTGTTACAAAGCTTCACAGTTGCACTGCACGATCACCAAACTCCCGATCCAGCATTGCTTGGAACTTTTCTTTCCCCCCATTGTCCCAACGATAGGCGTTTTCTTCTTGAAGCAAGCTGAAAGCTTCTTGCCATTCAGGCAGATGCTGACGAAGCTGGCAAATGCTGAGAGCACCTTCGATAGCGTGATCGCTGAGCTTGGTGAGATCGCCGTAAAGGGGGCAGTTGGTGCGGGTCATGGCTAAAACCGAAGGAGGGGCTCGCGCCCCAGTGAAACAACAATAAAGGCAAGCAGGGCCGTTGTCGGCCCTCTGTTACAAAGCTTCACAGACGATGACAAAGCAGCGAGCGTAATGCAGCTTTTACATCAGCATTTTTATAGCTTTCTATGGCAGACTCCAAACAAGCAAAGCGCTTGCCGTAAGTCATAGTTTTATAGGCTTTTGAAGAAGCATTAATTACTTTTACCCAGCAATCTCCATTGAGAAAAGTCACTTGAATGCTTTTGCCTTTAGGGCTAATTAAATCAACGTATTTGCCGCTGATTGTAGCTTCGATAAAGGTGCCGGTGGATGTTTTGGTAATCATGGTTTTCAACAAAGGAGGAAGCTCTCGCTCCCGGTGAACTGACAATAGAGTCACGAGGGGCCGTTGCCGGCCCTCTGTTACAAAACTTCACATTTGGTCGCAGATGCCAGCAAGCATCTCGCCTGCATATTGGTGTGCCTTGCGAAGCTGGTCTAATGCTGCATCGCGCTCACTGCGAGCTTGGTAGTAGGCACCTACGGCTTGCGGATAATAATCCCGACCTAAACATGTTTCCATATTCTGCGCAACACAATTTGGCTGATCAATCCTTGAGTTACATTGAATTTACTGGCTAGTGTATTCGTCGATTCCCCGCCAGCTTTATACATTCCGCGAATTTGTTGAACTTGTTCTGCTGATAGCTTGGCCTTGCAATTACGTTCACCCTTCGCTCCGCTCAAGACTCTTCGACCTCTTTCAACCATATCGTTGTAATTATCTTGATCTGTGCCAAGTTCCAAGTGGAATGGATTGCAGCACGTGGGATTGTCACACTTATGACGAACAAGCATACCTTTAGCTATAGGGCCAAAAGCCCATTCCCACGCGACACGGTGGGCAAGGCATTGCTGCTTGTCAATGGTAATCCTGCCATATCCTGATTGAAGCCGAGAAGTTGACTTCCATTCCCAACACAGATCAACTGGAGCCTCCGTCACGCTGCCCCACATTCTCTGCCATGGAGGAATGCCGCGCCAATGTTTCATCTGCCTAGTAGTCAACGAATACAAATGCTAGCACAGTCAGAGTTGATCGCAAATTCCCGTCAAGACTTCACCTACGTATGCGTGCGCTTTACGTAAGTTGTCAAACGCTTCACTGCGCTCGTCTCGATGCCTGTAATAAGCATCGGCTCCTTGCGGATAAAAATCCCTTGCATTTGAAGTTGCAGCAGCCAGAGCGTCGATAGCCTTGTCGATGGCATCGTACGCAGCAGCGTACTCATCGCGTAAATTAGTCTTGCCAGTGCCGTTGAGGTGAAGCGTGGGGAAAGTTGCCATGAGGGGGAAAGCGAAGGGAAGGCTCGCGCCTTGTGAAAGGACAATAAAACCAAACGGACCCAGCGAAGCCGTTCTGTTACAAAGCTTTACAAAGCTTGCTCACGGCATGGCGGCTGATGCCAAGCCTGCCAGCAATGGCACGTTGTGACAGGCCACGTTGACGAAGCAAGCCCACTTTGCGGCAATCACTGGCAGTGAGCCAGTCAAGCAGCGCTACCACCACCAGCAAGGGCAGCAGCAATTTCCAAGAGAATGCGATGAAGAGAGTGGTCATGGTTGAAAACGAAGGAGAGGCTCTCGCCTCGTTGAAAGAACAATAGAGCCAAGCAGCCCCGCTTCCGTCCTCTGTTACAAAGCTTCACAATTGCAAAAAGGCCAGGAGACAGGCTCCCAGCCATTCGCCATTCGCGAACCGCGATCAAGCAGTG